TCAAACAAAAGTTATTCATTAAAGAATTCTTTAATAACCCTAATGATGATGATGAATCCTTTGACCAGTTAATTAAAAAGAGTGTAACTGACTTTGCAGTATTAGACTCACCATGTTGGGTGAAAGTTTATAATCAATTAGGAGAGTTATTACAAATGAGATATATTGATGGTGGAACCATAGTTAAGAATCCTGATATTCATGGAAGAATTGGAGGAAGAGCTGACTTTGTATTTGACATCCCTGTCCAACAATTTGCTAACAATATGGATACTCCTAACACAGGAGATAGAGACAAAGCATTTGCTGAGAAGTATTCCAAGGCTGTAATGTATGAACAAGCAGTTAATCAATTCAGATCTCAGTATCAAGAAAGAGCAGCATACTTTCAATTCAGTAATACCTTGATGACATCAATCCCAATTCCATTCGGAAGAAAGGAGATTATGTATATGATGATGAATCCAGACCCAAGTTCTGTATATTCTTTCGCTTCTCCAGTTCAAGCCTCAGTTGACATAGTTATGTCACTTATATTCGGTGCAAAGTATAATCTAGACTTTTATATGAATAGTAATACTCCAGAAGGAATTATTACAGCAGTGGGATTATCTTCAGACCAAACTAAAGTTTTACAAGAAAGACTACATTCTAGCATGTACACACAAAAAGATGAGTTTGGTATCAATAGGCGTATAGGATACAGAATGCCAGTGACTAATGCAAGTGATGTGAAGTTTACTCCTCTTAATTTTAGTTCAAGAGAGATGGAGATTATCGCTCAGCAAGAATGGTTCACTAAAGTATTATGGATGTGTTTCGGAGTTACAGCAGCTGAGATGGGATTCGAATCAGGTAGTAAAGCAACTGATGAGAACCAAACATCTACATTTGCTCGTAAGGCAATCAAACCTATGTTAAAAACTTTAGCCTTCTATTTTAATAGTCAAATCATTAAAGATCTTCCAGGAGGAGAGAAATTCGAATTCCAATGGGATGCATTTGATATTGATGAAGAGAATAAGAAAAGAGATCTACAACAAAAAGAAATTAATATGGGTATCAAAACATGGCAAATGATTGCTGAAGATGAAGGAATTGATATGACTAAGTTAAAGAGTCAAAAGGCTGAGAATGCAGAAGGAGAATTCAATGCTCAGTTTGGAGAATTTGGTTCATCAGTTAAAGAAGGAGATGGGAACTCTGATAATAAGAAAGAATCAGAAAAGGCTGAAGTTAAATCCCAATTTGGTTCTACTAATTCTTTATTTAATTTAGTTGATTCAGTTAAGGCTGAGATTGCAAAAGAAGGAATAAAGTTGGCCAGAGAGGTAGAAAGTGGGATATTTTGAGGCTGATTATTTTGTCGCTAAACAAATAAAAGATGATATTATCCTATCTGTTACTAAGAATTATCTCGAAGGTGGTAAAGCAACTGCAAGAAGCCTTAAGAGAGACCCAGTTACGCCTAAGAAGGAAAACATTATGCAGATTTCTGAGATTGTTGCTGAGAGTATTAAAGGTGTCACTGCAGACATGTCGAGAAGAATTCGAATTGAAATACGAGAATCATTACTCAGAGGTGAGAACAAAGAAGAACTCAAAAGGCGTCTTGATAATGTCTTTAAAGGTGAGAACCCGACACGATTCAGATATGAACAAAGATTGGATACGATCGCCAGGACAGAGACAACGAGAGCTCTAAGTCAAGGTGGCTTAGACACTGCATTTGAATTAGGAGCAACTTCTAAATGGTTACTGATGATTAATGATTCTAGAACTTCAGATGTAAGTAAAGCCTTTCATAAAAAGTATGGAAGTGCTGCACAATCAATACCAATTCGTGAAGAATTTGTTGCTATGGTAGGAGGAAAAGAATACAGAGGAATGACAACACCTTTACATATTAATGACAGAGATACTGTTATGTATGAATTTGGAACTGAAGTTAAAGGAGAAGGGCATAAGTATATCAAAAGAACAGGTGGACCTGGAAATTATAGATATGAGTATGCTGAAGAAGAAGTTTCTAAGAAAGTGCAAGATAATGTAACTGAAAAGGAAAAGAAAGAATCTTTCACTGGTGGTGATTGTTATTCATGCTCTGGTAAGAAACTTCTGGAATTGAATGCTAAAGGGAAAGATAAAGGATGGAAATTGGTTCATGGAACTGCAATTGGTCAAGGTAAGATTGCAGGAATTCCTCATGGTCATTCTTGGTTAGAAAAAGATGGTATGGTATATGATTATTCCAACAACAGATCTATTGTAATCAATAAAGAAGTTTACTATGCAATTGGAAAGATATCAAACACTCAGAAATACACTGCTACTCAGATGATGAAAAAGATTAGCACAACAGGAAATTGGGGACCATGGGACAGTGGTGGAATGTCAAGTGGAGAATTAAAGTTACATGTTAAGGAGAGTGTTAAGAAACATAAGAGGCATATTCACATAGCATTGTCTAAAGTACCAAAGCATAAGATTAAGAAATTAGAAGAAAGATATCAAAAGTCTTTAAGTGGAGATGACACTCAGGGTAAACATAAAGTGGATGGTAAGTGGACTGAAGAGAGAAAGAAAGTCCACGATCCTATATTTAAAGGCTATATTGGTGCAATTGAAATGGCTAAGGATAAGAATCCCGATGTTGTGTTCATGGCAGGTATTCCAGGATCTGGAAAGACATATAACACTAAAAAGTTATTCACATACTCTGCTGATGGTTTAACTGCTAAATCGAAAGAAACAGGTAAAACTTACTTATTAATTGCTGGTGATGATATTAAGGCTAAGTTACCTGAATATGAAGGAGGAGATGGAGCGAGCCTTGTACATGAGGAAAGTAGTTCTTTGAGTAAAGATGTCATGGCTCTGGCTATTAGAGAGAGAGCGAATGTTATTTACGATGGGACTTCGTCTAACTCATCAAACACTTTACACAAAGTGAGATCATTTACAGACGCAGGATATAAAGCTCAGGCTATATTTGTAGACACTCCAGTTGAAGATGCAATATATAATTCAGCAACAAGATATAGAGACACAGGAAGATTCATGCACCCTGAAGTGATAGCAGAAGCTGAACCTGCAGTAAGAAACACGATGAACAAGTTAAAAGATAAGTTTTATAATGTTCATCATATTAAGGTAACTAAGAGAGATCTGGATTGGGATAAAATATGAATAATTTAAAAGAGATGGGAAGAGAAGAGATAGAAGAAGACTTCGATCCAAGTGATGTGTCTGATGAAAGATTAGACGAGATCGTAGAAAGAAATAAAAAGAATAAATAATAATAGTTTATAAATAATAGAAAGAAAGAATAAGTAACAATGGACAATCAAGTAGTTTTAAGCGCGAATGAACAGTTCTTTTTCACAGAGGTAAAATCATTAGATGGTGTTACTAATTTCTATATAGAAGGGCACATAAGCACCACAGATTCTGATAAGTATAATGACGTTGTTTCTAGTTATGGACAAGATGATTTAGTAAGTCAGCTAAAAGCATTACCAATCACTATGGATTTAGAACATGAGTCATTCATAGAGAAAGGAAAGATTTTAGATAGACCTAAAAATGTGATACCAGTTGCAAAAGTAGTTGAGGCTGTTAGAACAGAACAGGGAACATTTGTTAAAGCGATGCTAAATTCTTCACATCCTAAATTTGATGTGATATTGAAATCTATCAAAGATGGTATGCTGCACAGTTTTAGTATAGCATTCAATCCAGTTAAAACGATGATAAAGTCCATCAATGGAGTGGCTTATCGTATCTTAGATAAGATTGAGTTATTGAATGTTGGGATAACAGGAATTCCTATAAATCCTAATGCGACATTCGCTATTGTTACAAAATCTTTTAATATAAAGATGGAAGAAGAAAAAAAATTAGATGCACAAGTTAGTGAACTAAAATCTTCATTAGAATCAAAAGATGAAAAACTAGAAGAAGTTCAGTCTGAACTGAAATCTAGTCTTGAATCTCTCGATTCTAAAGAAGAGACAATTAGTGAACTAAAGGCTAGAGTTTCCGAACTTGAAGCTGAAGTAGAAGAAAAGACAACTGAAGTTAAATCAGTTGATATTAAAATGGAAGAGATGGGGAAATCCTTATCAGAAATAAAGTCTGTTATTCAAGGCTTAAAAGCTCCTGTACATAAGGGAACTGTTGAAGTGAAATCCGAAATGGATGTTCCAACTGAAACAGCTAAACTTAATGGAGTAATGAATTACATCGCATAAAATGGCAGAATTTGGAAATAACGAAATAAATGCTGAAAGTGCTTACAGAGCATCTTTTGGTGGACTCGCTAATGGAACTGTTTATCAAGACAGTACTGGGTCACACGGACGAACTGGACTTAAATCAGATTTAAGACCTCAGTTTAATGCAATTGTTGAGACTAATTTAAAGGCTCTTAACACTGATACAGGAAATGGATCAACTGATAAAGTAATGATTCCATTATTTGTAGATCCTAAAGTTGTTGATTTAACTAGGAAACAAACACCATTAGTTGATGTTATTCCTAGAGTATCAAATCAAGGTCGAACTGCAGAGTTCAATCAAATTACAGCTAAGGGTGGAGCATTCTTCCAAACTGAAGATGGAACATTAACTGAAACAGATTCAACTTTCGCAAGACAGTCTGTACCTATTAAGTATATGTATTCAGTTGGTAGAACTACTGGTGCAGCTCAAGCTGCTCAACCAGGATTCAACTTAATGGGATTCCAGCCTCAAGGTGGACCAATTGGTTCATTCTCAGATGCAGGAGCACCTAATGCTAATCAATTAAATGTTTTAATTAAAGCAAGAGAATTAAGAGAATTAGAAGAAAGCACAATTGTCAATGGAAGTGTCTCAACAGATGCAAAAGAATTCAATGGAATTGTTGCTACTATGGGTACAACTAATGCAACTGCTAAAAGTGGAAGTGCATTGGCATTAGATGATGTTAACACAGCTGTAAAAGATGCATATGTTGATGGTGGTTTAGTAAACTTTGCAGTTTGCGACCCTGTTACATTTACAAAATTACAGTCACTGTTAAATGCTAAAATTGGTTTCTTACAATCAAGCACATCAACAGAGTTTGGTTTCACTGCTATTAGTTTAAACACTATGGTTGGTCAAGTTAGTGTTATGCCAAGTAGATTCTTGTCAGTAACAGGAGCTGCTCAATCAATGTATTTCTTAGACTTATCAGTATGGGAAATGAGAGTATTACAAGACATGACATTTGAAAGGTTAGCTAAAACTAATGATTCAGACAAGTTCATGATTAAACAATATGAGGCATTAATTTGTAGAGCACCACAATTCAATGCATCAATCACGGGGATGACTAACTAAAATGGTAGCAATATTATTAAGCGATTGTACAGTCTCCAACACTATGGTTGGAGCAATAAAGATAGTAAAGATAGTGACACCTGCAACTGCAGATGATACTAACACAATTGATGTGTCAACATTGTTCAGTAATGGATGTTTATCATTCGCTTCCTGTGCAACAGATGGTATGGTTATGGGTGCAGAAATATACTCAACAACTATAACATTAACTGGATCAACAGATAATGAAGCCAGAACAATTATTGCAATAGGTGAGTAATCAATACTAATATTAGTATTGACTAGTTATTTCCTCATACTATTTCAGGAAATGTTATCACTTTAACAAGTGCAACAGCAACTCCTGTTTCAGGAGTTGTTTACTATAAAATTGTAGAAAAGAAAAATATAAATAAAATGGTACAAAAGAAAAAAGTAAAAGATAAAGTAATTAAGACCAAGCCTATAGAAAAGAAAGTTGAATCTGAAGACGACTATGAAATGGTTGTTGTAGGAAAAGACGAACTTGGAATGAGACTTTGGGAAAGAGTAAAGAAATCCAATTAATTAAGAGGTAATGCTCTTTTTTAATTTTTAATAAAATGGCATATGCAGTAAACACAGACGTCTATAGAATAACAGGGCTTACAACTTCTCAAGTTTCAGCAGCTTATGTGGATTCTCTAATTTTAGAAGCAACTGCTTTCGTTGACAGATTAGTGAATAACACTTTCGAAACGAAACAGATAACAAGAACACTAGATGGTAATGGTTCAAATCAAATGTTATTAGACTATTGGCCACTGGTAACTCTTGACACATTAACCATTGATGGGACTTCAGTGACAACTTCAAAGGTTTTCAAGTATTTGGAATCAGGAAAGATAATCTTGAAAGATACAGCAGAAGAAACAATCTTTAAGAACACTGAAGAGCAACAGATTGTTGTACAATATACTTATGGATATAATCTTAATTTTACCACACCTGCAAACACACCTGATGCGTACTTAGTTACAAAAGTTGTATCAATAGTTGCTGGGATGGCAGCACTTGTGAACCAAATTGGTGGAACATTTGATGATGTTACTGCTTACACATTACCAGAATTGACAGTAAGTAAAGGTGAGCCTTTCACCAACATTAGAGAAACGATCATGAGACTTAATAATGAGTACATAAGGATTGTGGAATCCGAGAAATGGAAAGTGTTCGGGAAGAACATTTTCTTTGCATAGGTGTATAGATGACAGGAGGAATAAACACAGGAGACTTTTCAAACTTTGCATTAGTTGACTTTGGGCAAACTTTAGTTAGAACACCAGTAACAAAGACAACAGACTTTGCAGGGAATGAAACTCTTACTGATGGTTCAACTGCAAATATTACAGCTATATTTGTCAGAAGGAGAACTGAATGGTCTCAAGATAAAGATGGTCTTAAAGAGGATGTTGATGCATATATTATGTACGCAACAACTACTACTGTGAATAAAGATGACAAGATTACAGAAGGTGGGGAAATCTACAGAGTTATGAATGTAATTGAAAGAGGAGTTCCAGGACAAACTGCTATATACAGATACAGTTCTCTGGTGCTTATATGAATTTTAACAAAAAGAAGTTTGTTGGAGTGTTAGGATTTATGCTTGCTAATAAACTTGCAGCAAACGCTCCGAATAAAACTGGACATCTTGCAAGATCTTTTATAGGAACTTTCACATACACAGAAGACAAAATATCTTTCTCATTACCTAATTATTGGCAAGGTGTAGAGTTTGGAGTTCTTCCTCATATAATTAGACCTAAGGGAGCTCCCAATGGGAAACAAGCTTTATTCTGGAAGGGTGCGAAACATCCTATGAAATTAGTTCACCATCCTGGGAATAAGCCTAATCCATTCGTCAGGAACACGATAAATAATTTGCCTAATGATATGATAGAAAAGGCTCTTGAAGCAGCATTTAAATAATAGTTTATAAATAATGGAAAGAATATCTTAAGTAATTAAGGATCCAAGAGGAGTCTTAATAACTTAAAAATGGTAAGTGCTATAAGTTATAACAATATAAAGAAAGAAATTCTAAATGAATTGAGAAGTGCTGATATAATTTCAGTAGCAAAAAGAGGAGTAAATCGTGTGCCAGCTGAAACTTTTAATGGAGACAACTCAACTTTGGACTTTGTATTGGCTAATTCTGGAGTGAAGAATATTAAATCTATTGCAATTAGTGCAGTTGCACAAGTATATGGAAGGGATTACAATTTCTCAGAAGTTGGAGGAGTAACAACAGTTGCTTTTACAACAGCACCAGCAACAGGAACTGGTAACATTTCTATTTCTTATGACCATGGGACAGGAGACAGGATTTATCCAGACTTCCCATTGGAAGAAGTAAAGATTTCAAACTTTCCAAGAATAGGATTTGATATAATTAGTTCTAATTCTTCAGAGATGGCTATCTCAGGAACTGCAACAATGACAGCAGTAACTGTTTCAATAGTTGCCTATGGAACTGGAACTACAAATACTGAAGACTTGGTAAATAGTATAAGAAGTTTATTCATAAATAAAAAAACAAGCCTTTATTATATTAATTTCATTAGACCGATATTCGAAGGTCCGATGCTATCAGTAGAAGGTGCAAAAAATAAAGTCTTCCAAAGGAATATAGATTTCGAACTTCCTTTCGAATTCGAAATATAAAAAAACAAAATGGTAAATTATAATTTAGGACAAAGCTTTTTACTTGCAGGAGTAGAGACAACATACAACACAGCAGTTACAACAGACAAAAGTTTGGGGATAATTGGAACTTTAACACCATCGTTAAACAACAACACAATTGATGTTAGAGGAATTGGAGACAGAGAAAGTCAAGTCTTACTTGCAGGAAATTTTGATGCAAGTTTGGGTATTGATGGAACACTAAATAGTGGGGCAATTTTCGAAATGTTCTTCGGACAGAGTACAGACGCTGAAACTACATCAGATTACAGACACTGGTTTGTAGATGTTGACGATAATAATACAGGAGGAGCTCTGTCGATTATAAACACAATTCCTTCTTATACAATATCGGAAAATTACGATAGCAGTGCAGATGTTACCTACACTTATGGTGGGTGTGTTATGAATAACATATCAGTTAATATTTCAGTTGGTGAAGTTCTTACTTTCACATCAGAAGTTTTAGCAGCAGATGTGGACACAGGTACAAGTGCAGGAACTAAGGTTACTACATCAACAAAACCTTTAACTTTTGCACAATGCTCTCTTAGCTCAGGTGCTGAAGACTCTGAAGCAACTCTTGGGCAAGTTTCAAATTTCACTTTAACTTTAGACAATGGGATTGATTTGTCTGACATAAGAGGAATTGGATCGAGACTGGCATTAGGAGCAACACCAAAGAGATTAGAGATTTCAGGTGAATTCACAATGAAGTTCCAAAATAAAGTTCAAGCTGAACTCTTTTTAGGAGGAACTTCTGCAAGTACAAGTACACCAGCAGACCTTGGAGTTATATTCAGTGCAAACAATGGTATAACACTTGGAAGTGGAAGGATAGATTTTTATGTAAGATTAAATGGTGTTCAATATGAAAGTCTTGGAAGAACAACTAATTCAGATAATGTAGTTGAAGAAACATTTACATACAAAGCAGCAACAGTTGAAGAATGTTTCTTCACAGATGCAACAGCAACTTACTTTTAGGTGATTAAATGGCGATATGGAAAAAAGAAACAGTAAAAGATTTTGAAGGAAAAGACATTGAGATTGAATTAGTGCATCTTGGTGGTAGGAAAAGAGACATGTATCTTGATGAATATATCAAGACCAAGTTTACTTCTAAGGGTAGTGGTGACAATGAGGCAGACATAGATTACAAACCTTACACTTTAAAGGCTAAGGTAATGGAAGAACATGTAAAAGGAATTGAAACTAACAATATAGAATTAGATGAATATGATAGGATATTCGAAACTTATTATAAGAAAGCATTCGGGTCTATCTTCGGTGGTGGTGAAGAACTAAAAAATTGAGTAATGACTTCAAGATTGCATTAAGATCTAAACTTCACAAAGTTAGTGATTATGCCAATGAAGTCATGAGATTCAGAAATATGATTAAGTGTGGCATCCAAATTACATATGAAGATGTACCACCTGAAATATTAGATGGATTGCTAATCTTACAAGATGAGATAAGCATAAGAGATCAAGAAGAGTATAAAAAAATGAAAAGAGGAATGAAATAAAATGGCAGTAGATTTAAACATAAATCTTGTAGTTAAAAACTTGAAGAATGTTGCAAAGAGCATAGAGCAAACTATCGGAGATGTTGTAAACTTTGAAGGTGGTGGATCTGGTGGGTCTGGTGGATCTGGGAAAAAGAAAAGTGGAGGAGGTGGCAAAGCATTATTCTTCCTTGGTGGTATATTCGGTTTTATAGCAGGATTAGTTTCATCAGTAGATGCTGTTATGGGGATTATGAAAGTAATAGGTGGTATGATAAATTCGCTTGTTGCACCATTTGTCCCGATACTTCTTACAGTTCTGAAACCAGTTATGTTATTACTTTCATTTGCACTTGGATATCTTTTAGCTTACTATAAAAATCCTATGAAAGTTTTAATCAAATTAGGGCTTTTTATAGTTAATGGAATACTAACAGGAATAGAATTACTTATAAATACTATAAGAGGAATATTCGGATTAGACCCAATTGAGATGCCTAAGTTTCAATTCGCTCTTGTTGACAAAGCCTTTGATGATATGTCAGAAGCTATGAAGAGAGCAGGTGAAGATGGAAAGGTAACATTTAAAGAAGCACTTGAAGCGTCTAAGAATTTAGCAATAGGAATTGGTAATAGTTTTATGAAAGCATCTACACTTACCAAGTTAATTGAAGATGGTCTAATCACAGGATTGGCAGAGCAAGACACACTATCATTAATATTAGACATTGGAGGGAAACACTTGCAAGAACAATTTGACACAGCATTTTTAACAATGAATGAGTTGGCAGATGGTCTTAACGAGAAGAGCAAAGACATACTTAAAGAACTTGGTAAAGATTATCGTCCTGGTTTTAAAGTAGATTTTATGAGCCCAGACCAAAGACCTCAAAATGAAGGGTCTCAGAAGTTTTATGATCTTTTAAGTGGGAGTGATAAGCCATCAATTAATAATATTTTTAATATTGCTGGTGATGCAACTGATAACACTATAAAGCAAATTGACAAAGCTCAAAGAATTAAATTCTTCGGAATAGGTATGCCATAAATGTCAAGCCCTATTAATGAATTTAAGATCCTGAACAATTCGAACAGTTCAGGAATCAAGTTTGGATTCGCTAGAAATACAACAGATTCTATATCAGTTCAGAATGTAAATATAAAACAACCTGGACAAAGTGCTGATAATAACTACTCCAGAAATTGGGGAGGATTTGACAGAATCATTTCTGTAGATTTTGTTTTGACTAATGATGGAACTGATAAGAGTACTGATGGAGCATCTAAAGTTACAATAGCATCTCAAAAGAACTATCTTATGGAGACAGTTGTCCAAGGTTTTGGTGTAGGAGATTCTGTCCCAGATATAACATATACAATAACATTATTTGAAGATGGGTCTGCAAAGACATATACAGGTACAATAGAAAATATCACTTGCACATGGAGCAGCGATGGTGACACAAACTTTTACATAGGTAGCATAAGTTTCTACCAAGCAGGTTAAAAATGACAGCTAGAACGTTAATAGAAGACACTAACAATGTGACAGGGAAGATTGTTGCAACAGACAACAAGAATATGGATGTTCTAGAAGTTACTATGCCTGACAGTGAAGCAATTGATGTGGGAGATTTGATAACATATCAAGATTCAACTCCTACAACTATATTCAAAGGGTATGTCCAGAATTATACTTTTGGAAATGGTGAGAAAAAAGTAATTATTTTCGATCAAGGTGCAGTTCTAAAACAGAGAACAGTAAGCAAATTATATACAAGTCAAAGTCCTGAAGCTATTTTTGAAGATGTTATAACAAATCAAGTTTTAGGCTTAACTTATAGTAGCACAATTTCTAGTGGTATTACAATCCCGACATATAAGGCGATAGATAAAACTGCATGGGACATTTGTCAAGACATGGCAGAAATATTACTTTCAAGTTTTAGAGTTAGTGTTGCAGCAGTAGTCACCTTAGAATTAATTGGAGATGTGTTATCTGGGAAAGTTATAACAGAGACGATTGCATCTTTAGAAGAAGACTGGGAGAAAGATAAATTGCAATTAGTAAACTCAGTTAAGATAAAAGGAGACCGACAAGTATTTGGAAAGATTGAAACATTTGATGGAACTGCAAGTGCTACTGAATTTACATTAGCTGAAATACCAGAAGAAGTTAAAGTAAGTATAAGTTCAGTTGAAAAAGTTGGGTATATTCCAGGGCAAGGAACAGGAGATTATTACGTAGAAAAAGAAAATAAAAAGATAATCTTCGATTCAGCACCAGCAACAGGAACTGGTAATATTAGTGTAGATTACACTTACAACTTTCCAATCACAGTTAGAAGAAGAGACTTTGCAAGTATAACAACATATGGCCAGCATGATAGAGCAATTGAAAGAAATTATATAAAGACCAGAGGTGAAGCTAGAAAGTTGTGTGAATATATTCTTGAGAAATTCGCTCAGCCTTTATTCACAGGTACATGGATTATAACCGATTCAACTGAAGTGAAGAACTTCACAAGCTATATTCCTAATCAAAGAATAAGAGTTACAGATGTTTTAAATGGAGTTGACAGAGAATTTATTATTAAGGTTGTAGTAAGGAAAGTTGGACAGCTAATGGTTACAGTTGGAGACACAACTTCAGATATATTTTTCTGGCAAAAAGAAGCACAAAGAAGAATTGAACAGCTTGAAGAAAAAGGTGACAACTCCACGATTCTAAATGAAGATGAATTGGTTGTTGAGAATATACAAGTTCAGCTTGATGGAGATTTTAAAAGTATAGTTAAGAATGTATGGGCTGCAGATTCTTTTTACTTAGACGATGATGGTGGAGCTGTAAGAAATCAAATGCTTGATGATGGAACTGGACCTACAATGTATGACACAACTGCAGCAGCAGCAACAGTGACACAATTATATCCAGACAGCGACACAAGAATTACAGAAGGAAGTGACACAAGAATTACAGAAGGAAGTGACACAAGAATTACAGAAGGAAGTTCTGTTTATTCCACAACTGGTGTTGTAACTAATTACGCATTGGGTCTTGTGACAACTAACTTTATTTCTGGATGGTCAGCTGCTGTTACACATATTGGAACTGGTGATGATAATACTACTCCAGTTGTTGGTGATACTTCACTTGGAAATCAAACTATAAGAGAATCGACATTCTCAGAAGTTCTCGGAGGTTCAAGTGTCTCTGTCTCAATGTTTCAAGACTCTGCAGACAACAATGCAAACAGTATAGAAGAGATTGGATTATTCGATGCATCAAGTGGTGGTAATATGTACCAACACAGCTTAACAAATGTCATAGCTAAGATTTCAACAACAGAAGTTTACCTTGAAGTAAAAGTTAATGTCGATGCAATTAATACTATCAATTTGAATGGATGATGGAATAATAGTTTATAAATAATAAAAAGAGGAGATATATATAAAAGATGGTAATAACAACAATTGGTTTAGAAGTTGGAAATGATTCAGGGCTAAATATATTCGATACTGTTACACATATCGGATTTGGAACAGGAACAACTTTGCCAACAATAGGTAATACTGCACTTGTAACAGAAATAGGTTCAAGACTTGCAGTTACAGGAACAAAAGACGATGCGAATGATTCGTATGATTTCGAAGTTAGAGTGCCATTAGGAGATTATAATTCTAGCACGATTACAGAAATTGGATTGTTTGATGCTTCTACAAGTGGTAATATGTTCATGAGAGAGTTGATACCAGACAGTGGATATGCTAAAACTTCTAATGATGAATATGTCTTTACTTTAAGAGTAAAGGTGGTGAGTGTAAATGGCAGTTAGAAATACTAAAAAAGGTGGAACTGATTGGACAAATGAAGGTTTAAAACCAACAATAGATTTGACTCCTACATTCAATGCTTTCTACAGAAAGGTATATTCAGATTTAACAGGAACATCCATTACTTCTTCATCAAGTGAAACAGATATTTTATCTTTAACCATTGCACAAAACGATTTCGGTGCAAGTTTTACAGCATCAATCATGGGTTCATTTAGAATAGATTACAACAGTGCTGCAACTAGAACTGCTACAATAAGGTTATATGTTAATGGTTCAGTAGTTCAAACTGAGGCTTATACTTACCTTGTAAACAATGGCCAAACAGCATCACCTGGACCTATGCTTTGGTTAGCTTCAGGATTAGATTCGACTGCAGGTGCAATAATTATAAAAGTTACTGCTCAGCATAATAATGCAGATGGAGCTTTAACAAGTGACGGAATAGCTTTAATAGTTGACGCTATGGAGAATAATACTTAAAATGGCAAATGTAAAAATAACAGGCTATACTGCATTAGCAGTAACACCAGCGAGTGGAGATCTGATCGAAATAATTGATGTGAGCGACACAACTGATGCAGCAACAGGAACGAATAAAAAGATAACATACTCTAATTTGACTGGAACTTTTTTAGCTAATCTTGTTGAAGACACTACTCCTGAACTGGGTGGTGATTTAGATTTTAATGCAAGTATAGGATATGATGCAACAGAATTTGATAATGGAAATAGTGGAACTTCAGATACTATTGTAATATCTGCTGGACATTTTCAAAAAAGTACATTGACAGGAAACGTTACATTTACTTTCACAGCTCCAACTGGACCAACAAGAATCCAATTAAGATTAATTCAAGACGGTACTGGTAGTAGAAGTGTTACTTGGCCAGGTACAGTTAAATGGGAAGGTGGAACTGCACCAACTTTATCAACTTCTGCAGCAAGTGTAGATATAATCACTATCACTTTTGATGGTACAAATTATTATGGAGGATCAAATCTAGATTTTAGTTAAAAATGGTATATGGATATTTAAACAATGGCGAGATAGAATCAGTAGGGCAACTTCCTAAGAGTTGGAAAAACGTAAGTAATCTTTATTTATTAAAAGATACTGAAATAAATAATTTAGGATGGTATAAAGTTGATATGTTTGATTTAAGCACATTAGAAGATTGGCAAATAGTGATAGGTGCACCTAGTTATTCTTTTGATGAGGAAAATAAAATAATTTTAGAAAGTTATGT